GCAGTACTCTACCGCATTAAATAGTGATAAAATTTTTGTTGTGTAGTTAAGCGTGACTTGGCCGACTCGTGAGCAATCTATAATATAAATTAGATCAACCGCCGCGAACTCGCCAACGATGTTTTCTACATCAGAAATTTTCTTCGGTTTTTACCGAATCTTGCTGGCTTTGGCCTTCGGACTTGGTCCGATAGTCAAGGTCTGCGCCACTGAGGCAACGTGGAGCCTCGTGGTAAAAATCTTTGTCCACGTAGCCGTCGCACCTTTCGCATTGGGTGCGTCGTATTTGACGCTGGTGCTGCTATTGGCAGTAGCATTGGACTGGCGTCATACCAGGAAAAATGCTCTCAGGCAGGTTTACCTGAGAAAGGCTTCGAATTGGGTTTCTAATCATCAGAAGCTCATTCGTCGTAGGAAAACGGATGACCATTGCTGGTTGCCCTTGGTAAATTGGTCTTCGGTGTCGGAGGAGGCGGCGTTTGTCGTCGCCTCTTCTATTGGTCCGCTGATAACTCGTCCACAACTTAACGAGTTATTCTATTTGTTTGGGGAGAGTCCATTCATCACATGTTATGGTGTGGTGAATGGTAATCACGCTGCACTTGGTGCAGGTGTTCCAATCTCTTCCCCAGAATGGAAGTATCTTGGTGTGACCAATGGCGGCATCATCGACACGGCGGTCTCCATCAACGCCGGCAGCCTAGGTCTGGCTGAGGCGCAAATGATGTTTAAACGGGAAATGAAAGAAACCTACAAGTTAATGGTGGGTTTGACTGACATGCAGAAGCTGACCATTTCTTCAATGGTTGACTTCCCTGTCACTTTCTTGGGTGGTCGTGCCATCACGAACGACCATCCCGTTTTGGCGTCTTTGCGTCTGCTTGTTCGTCAGGTTCATCAGAACCAGACCAACATTAGCCAGACTTTCGTGCCGACTTTGGTGGTGGGATCAACCGACAGGGAAGTGAACCTTTACGGGGACACACATGTCGACCATTATTTTCATGGTCAGGAGAACAAGGATTACTCCAGGTTGATGTTACCAATGCTCAATCGTTTGGCTCGCACGCTTAAACAGCGTTCGCATGCCAATCGGGCCGGTTCTGCTGCTCCTAGCAAGCCGGTCGTCATGGCGTATCACAGGGCGATCGATTTGATCGATGCTCTGCGTAGTGTGAAGGCTCTTCCTGAGGGCATCCACGTCGCACATGACACGATTGAACAGAAGTACGAGCGCCTTGTCTTTGAGGACATTTATGACCTCAACGCCAATGACTACCGGCAATGGTTTCTTCGCACCGGCGCCAATTCTGGTGTCGGTTACGGCATCTACCCTGAGGAACTGATCTTCCCTCAGGCTGCCCCTAACAACGAGTACGTTTATTCCTATGATTCTATCACGGGCAAAGCGTCTATGGTGTTTAAGGGCTATTCCAATGGATACAGCCATGACCATGCAAAATGGGCTGTTTTCCTTAAGAACCCAGTTTTGAGTTTTCCCGAATTCAAATTGGTGTTTGAGATCACCTCTCGTGTTGGGCCTTACATGACCTACACAATCACAAAAGTCCCTGCCACTTCGGTCGATCCCGTTGTTCGCAGACTTGAAATCACCAAGGACCGACATTACGTGCAATTGCTCGATGTCGCTACCAGTGTCAACCGTTTTGGTTACCTGGTCAACCGCAACTACTTTTCGGTGTTGCAGGTTGAATGGGATACCATGGTTAACTGGTGCCTTTCTTTGGACGAGAAGTCGTTGACGTTTCAAAACGTTATGACTCACTTGCGAAGAATGGCTCCTGGTGTCAGTCTGGTGAACAAGGAGTTGACCAGGGCTTGGACACTTCCCCGCAACCGTTATCGCATGTTTGCTTTAGCGGCTTTGATTTACACCAGGCGTTTGGCGGTGGAGAACAGGAATTTGGAGGCAATCGCGCACAATGGCGATTATTCTGCCTTCACCTTCATTGCAAGGGCGGCCGTGGCCCCCTTTTCTCTCCTCAACACTTTGGCTTCGTCATTGGTGCATTCCACCATCGCTGACAACATTGTCGTTTATCACGACAATTTTGTTGAGACGAGGGTTTATGCCCCTATCAACGTCTCTGCTTCGCCCTTCGACCCGGTCTACAAGTTGACCGTTGGTTTGGAAGGCGAACTCACCGGCGACTTTTGCGACTTTTGTTCGCAATTGGAAGGCAAACTGGGTAACCAGCTTGTCTCTTGCGAAAATTGCAAGTCGTCCGGTGAACGGGAGGTCGCTATGACGGAGGGTGAAATCGAGGTCGTTCGCAATGAATTGCAGAACGACGATAACGATCAGGGTGGACTGCGCGAGGTTAAGAAGAAAGCCAAGGAGGCTCTGCCCTCGGCTTTCTCTCGTGTGGTCAAATTTGGGTACATTTTGGGCGGCCCGGGCACGGGAAAGAGTTACATTATAAGGATGTTGTTGGACGAGCGTTCTGCCGTCTACGTTCCTTTTATGAAGCTCAAAGTTGACTATTCCAAAGAGGCCATGGGTGGTCTCGATGTCAACTTTGCCACTGTTCATCGTGGTTTGAACCTGCCGGCCGTTGAAACGCTGCTGATCGATGAGTTTACTGCTCTCGATTGGCGGTACATGAAAATGGTAATCGCCAAGACCGGTGCAACCCAGGTCTATATTGTTGGCGACACCGAACAAACTAGGGTTGACGACCCTTCTGAAGGGCAGTATATCGGCAATCACGTCGATATTGCCACCCTACCGAGGCATGTCTTGACCAGGAATTTCCGCAATCCTTTGGATGCGGTATTCCTGGCCAATAAGTATTACGGACACAAGATGCAGGGAATGTCGACTCAGGAAGAGTCCATCTCTGTGAAAAGCATTTGGGACTACAAGATCCCGGTCGGCGCAGCTAATGAGATGTACTTCTCTCATGCATCTGCTGCCGAGCGTGGGAAGACTGTGGACTCAGAGAAGTACACTGTGCGCAGTTTTCAGGGTTCGACCGTCGACGACGGCATCCTGTTTGTTACCGCGCACGATAGTGCTGTTTGTTCCGTACACGGCATGAACCTCGTTGCTTTGACCAGGCACCGGAAAAGTTTGACCATCTATGTTGATGGTTCCGCTTTTGCCGATTCTTGGTTGGAACAACATGGGTTGGCTATCGGCAAGGCGGTCGAGACCTCTGACGAGTTCTTGCCCGTTTATGATGCTGTTACCTTCGCTCAAAAGGCTACCCCGCCCGCTGAGCCTAAAGAAGTCGTTGACTTCTATAAAAATGCAAAGGAGTTCTTACCTTTGCCCTCCTTCCGTCGAGAACTCTGTTGGTTTTCGCGCTCGGACATGGTGGTGATGTTGCTTGGGGTGCCGTTGTTTTTGTTCAGCGGTCATTTTTCGGGTACCTTGTTGGGCAATGTCATGTCTTTGACTTTGCTCTTCACGGCGTACAAGATGTCCTTCGGCAGGGTGGTGCTTCGCCCGCTGGAGTCTTTGAGGTACGTTTGGTTGTCCATCATGAAGACTTACATGACCAGTCCTTTGGTTTTGTACTTCGTATTGAGGACGCCCAAATTCCTGTCTCAGGCAATCGTGCTGCCTCACCGTCCGCAACCACTTGTTCGGTTGGTGTGTGACTTGGCGTTTCCACCTTGGTTCAATGCTCAGGTGCTAGGATTGATGGGTTGGTTGACCGATGGGATTTTGGGCTATGTTAGCCTACTTCTCAATCTCTCTTCCTTACCCGGACTCTCCGGCCTGCAGACGTTGGCTTCGGTTTTGGCGCACTTTCATGACGCCATTTACTTACCGGATATGGTTTTCATCGTTCTGGGCAGACGCCTCGTGGTGGCTGTGGTTTGCGCTTGGCTAGTGTTCCATTCAAGGAACGGCTTGCCCTCCTTCGTCGTTTATGTTCAAAGCGACCAGGAGCTGATCCTTGGTGTTTCGCCACTTGTGTGTTTCGGTTTGCCGAACGCCAAGTTGGCCATCCAGATCATGGAGCGAGACTACTTGGTCCCCGTTGGTTTTGTCCAATCGGTTCATGTCGCGGGCACCTTCACGGTCAATTACGTGGAGACAGCCGGAAAATTCTTTGTCAAGGGATTTAACAAGTGTTTCTTGTTTCATCCTGAGGTCGACCTGGAAAAGGCATTGGGCGAGCGTTACGTCACGCCCAAGGATAGCTACCAGGAGTCGTTCGAGGGCTTGCCTGCGCAAGTGTTCGACGATTTGGCCACGCCTTTGAATGTGGTCGGGAGTTCAAAGATCCCGGACAACTTCAAGAGCGGTAAGATTGACATTGAGTCTTTCGTCTCGCCGATGACAAGCAAAGGGGCGCCCAAAGCGCAAACGCGGTGGCTGCACAGGTTCACCAAGGGGATCGGACATTCTTTTGTCTCTTCCTCCATGGCGCAACTTGTTAACGTGACTGGTTCACGTTATCTTTCGAAAAAGAGCAGGCCCGCCAAGGCCTTTGGCCCCGATGCTGAGAAACTGGCCGAAAGCATGGTCAATGAGTTCTTCAAGGAACACATGAGCTATGTGGACGGTTTCGATGAAGACTTGTTCGCTGAGATCGAACAAGAAGCCGACAGAGCCGCCGCCACGAAGCACTATGATGCACAGCTTCAAGGCATTGACAACCCTAATTTTAGAAGGGTTATGATGCATCTCAAGGACATTTTCAAACCTTCTCCAAAGAAGGTTTTTGACGAGAATAAGCCCGGTCAAGGCATCTCGGCGTGGTCGAAAGACGCGCAAGTGACCTTTGGGACTTGCATCAGGTACTTTAATGCCGTCATGCAAAGGAAGTTGTTGCCTCATGTTGTGTTTGACAATCGCATGACGCAGGAACAGGTAATGGCAATGCTCAAGAATGCCGCGGAGAAGACGCCGTTCGGCTCGAAAAATGGTGTGACTGATTTCACCATGTTCGATGCCCAACAGAACGAATTCACGCAGTGCATTGAGCAGAAGTTTTTGGCCAGGTTAGGTGCTTCCGAAGAGTTTATATCATTGTATTACTCTTGCAGGAAAAACTATGACATCACTGCCGGTCCGGTGCAAGGCACCGCCGGTACGGAGAAAACCTCGGGCGAACCCGGGACCTTATTGTTCAACAGCATCGTTAACGTTGTGCTGATGAACTACCTCTTGCGAGGAGAAGGCCCGGTCGCCATGGCAATGAAAGGTGACGATGGGTATAAGCGACAGAGTAATCTGAAACTTAACCTCGTCAGAATGGCCGAGTACGAGTCGTACTCAAAAATGACGATTAAGATTTCTTACGACGACCCCGCTGAGTTCTGCGGTTGTGTTATCGGTAGGAATTCGATGGCACCAAATTTGTACCGTCGTTTGTGCTCTTTACAGGGCAAATCTTTCAAGTCGTACAAGGCTTTCGCCGACTACCAGACCTCTTTGAGGGACTGGTTGCGGACCATCATAAACTCCGACGTGAATGAAGTCATTGCACTCAATGCTTTGACTTTTAACCCGTCAAATCCTGAAGAAACCGTTCCGGCAATGCAGGGGGTCCTTGATGACCTGGTTTCTTTCTCTCACATCGACGAAGCCGCTTTTCTCGCGGCGACGGAGATTGTGCGACCCTTGACGTACCACCGTGGTTCTGCTCATGATGAGCCGATGGTGGCTTCTGGGTGCGACGCACACGAGTTGTCTCGTGAAGAGATCGAGATCATGGCTTTGGACAAGCATGGCGTGGCTCTGGTGGAGCTCAACAAAATCCTCGCGAAGGAGGAATAGGCAATTGAAGTCCTACACGTGAAATTATTTTCGTTCACCTTCATTTTATTTTGTTTGGATTCGTTTGGAGAAACTGCCAATTTCGATAAAATAGTGATCTTCTAACGATATATCACAAATCTAGCCCTATTAAAGGCAATCTTTGGGATGCGGATGTAAAGTTGCATTTCCTTTTCAGTTCTTTGTGTTGTACGGCCCAACTCACATCCGACTTTTGGTATTTTTACTATTTCATAAAAAATGCCAATTTGCAATCAGTGCAATAGCACAAAGAACTTTACGGTGCAGGGCTTGGCCCAGCACAAGTATTCCGCCCCCGGTCACAATGGACCGGCTCCGCCTCGCGGTGGTGCTTCTGCACCGCGTCGAGGTGGTTCCGCTCAGCGTGGGCGTGGTGGTCGTGGTGGTGGTGGGCGTGCTCAGGCGCGCCAAACCCCACAAGCCGTAGCGGCCCCTAACCAGGGTCGCCAGGCGAGGCAAACGGGTGGTGCCCGTTCTCAAGCCCCTAGGGGCTCTGGTGGGATGCCGTCGTCGTTGGTGTGGGTCGTTAGGCCCACCATCAACTTGGGTAACGGCGGAGGCCACGATTGGACTGGGGCCTTCACCCAGTTGGATTTGGGCGCGCTTGGCGCCCAGACTCGGTACACCGCGGTCGTCCCGCGGTCGCTGCGCGTCGTTTTCGACGGCACCGTCACTGGCTTGGCCAGGATGGTTTTCGGAGTGTGGGTGCAGACCGTTGAGATGGCTGCACCGACGACCCATGCGGCCGTGGTGGCCGCCGTTAGAGCACGTGCTGCGGGCACGTACCGGAATGAGTCCGGCACAGGCACCCTCGTGGTGCCAGTTCTCCCTGCTCAGTGCAGGGTTTATTTGTGCTGCACCTTTTCGGTGCTGAGCTCTACGGTCGCCGACGACGCGACCTTAGTCGAGGCGCGGGTATCCGTTGGGTACCACTGCACTGGTGAAGTCTCCGCTTAGGATGACCCGCCGGAGTTAGTGGTCACCGGCGGCGGCGCAATACCACCGGCTGGAGGAACGGCAGTATCCGTTCCAAGACCTCGCTCCAGTTTGGGGCAGAGGTTGACTGACTTAAAGGCAGAGCGTGGGATGGCTCCCGGCGCTCAGAGTCAGTCTTCGAAAGAGGCCACAGAAAGACCCGATGTTCGGGCCCCAGTTGCTAGGGTGGCTGCAACAGTCTCAGGTAGCGGCTTGCTCCCTGGAGGGATGGCAGTATCCATTCCACAACCGGTCGCACCGGTTGTAGTTGCTACTCCGCGGGTCGCTCCCGCGGTTCTACAAGCACCTGTTGTACAGGTGCCTGATCTTCCTGCTGTGCAGGAGGTTAGTGCGAAAACGCACTTGTCGGTCCTTGCCACAGGGCCTTCTTACATCTACTCCGATTTCGTCGGAGTTGGCGAAGCGAACAAGGATTTCAATGTTGGAATTCTTGATTGCTCCTTTTGGGAGGGGTTTTCAGTGCCTGATGGCGACCCCATTTTTGATTTGCCCAGTCTTTCGGCTAGGCTTAAGTCTTATGGGTTTAGGGTGACTCACCCTTGGAGAGACGATCCGGCTATTAGAATTTATTCTTCAATGTCGGTCGCGAACTTCCGTGAGTTGCCTCGGCAGCCGTGGCCGAGGTCGTTCCATTTCTTATCGTATAAGAATGGGACGATTTTGGGGCACAAAGCACCCCCGAGTGGCCGTTGTACGGCTACAAGGTCCTTGTGGTAGGACGGTTGGAAAACCTAGGTTCCCCGAGAGTAAACTCGGCCAGCATATAAGCTGGTTTAATTCACTCAGCAGTTTCGTACTTTGTACTGTTGATGTTTCTTTCCTATTGGCGTCCTTTTGAGTGGGGCGTTATATATGTACTTTTGTTAATATAAAAAAAAAAAAAAAAAAAAAAAAATATTCATATGTACCTTGTTGTACTCTGCGTTGATACCAC